AGAGAAAGCCTACGAGTGGTATACTTCAGGTCCTCGTCAGCGTTTACAACCTGGTGGAGCGATTGTCTTGGTTATGACGAGATGGAACAATAAAGATTTAACAGGAGCATTACTTCGTGCACAAAAAGAATTAAAATCGGATCAATGGGACATTATTGAGTTTCCTGCTATCTTGCCCAATGGTGAACCGGTATGGCCTGAGTTTTGGAAGTTAGATGAATTAGAAGGGGTCAAAGCATCGTTAAGTGTAGGTAAATGGAATGCTCAGTGGATGCAAAATCCTACCGCAGAAGAAGGATCAATTATTAAACGGGAATGGTGGAAGGTGTGGGACAAAGATTATGTTCCTCCCTTACAGCACGTTATTCAAAGTTATGATACGGCTTTTCTGAAAAAGGAAACAGCCGACTATTCTGCCATTACCACGTGGGGTGTATTTTCTCCTAATGCTGATTCGGGTCCGAATTTGATTTTATTAGATGCGGTCAAGGAACGATTGGAGTTTCCTGAACTAAGACGAAAAGCTTTAGAGCAATATAACTATTGGAAGCCTGAAACGGTTGTAGTTGAAGCAAAAGCCTCTGGATTACCACTTACCTATGAATTGCGTAAAATGGGTATCCCCGTAATCAACTTTACACCTAGCAAAGGAAATGATAAACATTCTAGAATAAACTCAGTTGCTCCATTATTTGAATCAGGTCAAATATGGGCTCCTGACAGTAAATTTGCAGAAGAGGTGATTGAAGAATGTGCAGCATTTCCGTATGGAGACAATGACGACTTAGTCGACTCTATGACTCAAGCGGTGATGCGATTTAGACAAGGTGGATTTATTAATCATCCTGAAGATTATGAAGATGAGCCTTTACCACAAATGGAGCGAACGTATTACTAATGGTTAAAACAAAATTAACGACTACCATACCACCCAAACGAGGACCAAATCCACAAGGCTTGAATGTTCCGAAAAAACAAGTTAAAGTAATTAACTCTAAAAAATATGGCAACAATAGATAAATCATTACCAAACACTTTGATGGAAGAAGAACTTTTGAATCAAAATCCTGTGGATCAAATGATTCCAGAGGAACCTTCTACTACACCAAGTGATGTAGAAATATTAAACACCGAAGATGGTGGAGCAGAAATTTCTTTTGATCCTACACAAATGGATCAACCTGCAGTATCTCATAATTCTAATTTAGCGGATTATCTTGATGAAGGAGTTTTGACAGAATTAGGATCAAAACTTTCTGAGAGTTATCAAGAATATAAAATGTCTAGAAAAGATTGGGAAGATACGTATCGTAATGGATTAGATTTATTAGGATTCAAATATGTAAGAAGAACCGAGCCATTTAAAAATGCAAGCGGAGTAACTCACCCTGTGCTCGCAGAAGCAGTTACTCAATTCCAAGCACAAGCGTATAAAGAATTACTTCCATCCGAAGGACCCGTTCGCGTTCAAATTTTAGGAGATATTACTCCAGAGAAACAAGATCAAGCGAACCGTGTAAAAGATTTTATGAACTACCAAATCACTGATCAGATGAAAGAATATGAACCCGAATTTGATCAAATGTTGTTCTACCTTCCCCTGAGTGGATCAACATTTAAAAAAGTTTATTACGATGAACTGTTAGGGCGAGCGGTTTCTAAATTTATACCTGCAGATGATTTGGTGGTGCCCTACTCTGCAACTAGTTTAGAAGATGCTGAAGCAGTCGTTCATATTTTTAAAATTACAAAAAATGATTTACGCAAACAACAATTGTCCGGTTTTTATTCTGATGTTGATCTACAAGATCCGGCAATGACAAGTGATGAAATTGAAAAAAAAGAACAAGAGATTGAAGGTGTCAAACAAGTAAAAGAAGATGATATTTATACCTTATTAGAATTTCATACGTATTATGATATTGAAGGTTTTGAAGACATCGATCAAAATGGTGAGCCCACTGGAATCAAACTTCCATATATTATTACGGTAGAAGAAACTTCAAGAAAGATTTTATCTATACGTAGAAACTATGCAGAAAACGATCCAAAGAAAAATAAAATTAATTATTTTGTTCATTTTAAATTTTTACCAGGACTTGGTTTTTATGGTTTTGGTTTAATTCATATGATTGGTGGTTTATCACGAACAGCCACTACTGCATTACGTCAATTATTAGATGCTGCTACTCTTGCCAATTTACCTGCAGGATTTAAAGCAAGAGGTATTCGTGTTCGAGATGATGCACAACCTTTACAACCAGGAGAGTTTCGAGATGTAGATGCACCAGGAGGAAACATTAGAGATTCCTTCATGCAACTTCCTTTCAAAGGACCCGATCAAACTTTATTAGCTTTAATGGGAACTGTGGTAGAAGCAGGCCAACGCTTCGCGAGCATCGCTGATGCACAAGTAGGCGATATGAATCAACAGGCAGCCGTGGGCACCACAGTGGCCATCTTGGAGCGCGGATCGCGTGTCATGTCTGCTATTCACAAACGATTGTATGTAGGACTGAAACAAGAATTTAAATTACTTGCAAATATTTTTTCTAGTTACTTACCTCCTACTTATCCTTACGATGTACCAGGAGCACAAAGACAAATTAAAGCAACTGATTTTGATGCAAGAGTAGATGTTCTACCTGTGGCAGATCCTAATATCTTTTCACAAACACAAAGAATATCGATGGCACAAACACAATTACAATTAGCCCAATCTAATCCAGAAATACATAATTTATACCAAGCGTATCGTTCTATGTATGAAGCAATTGGAGTAAAAAATATTAATACGATTTTACCACCACCACAACCACCGCAACCGATGGATCCAAGTTTAGAACATATTACTGCGATGTCTGGTAAACCGTTCCAAGCTTTTGGTGGTCAAGATCATAAATCACATATTGAAGCACACTTAAACTTTATGCAATTGAATTTAGTGAAAAATAATCCAATGCTAATGGGTATGATGCAGAAAAATATTTTAGAGCATATTTCTTTAATGGCTCAAGAGCAAATTCAATTAGAGTTCCAACAAGAATTACAACAAATACAAATGATGCAACAACAAATGCAAATGAATCCACAGTTAGCGCAGAATCCACAACTAACTCAACAGATACAAAACATTTCCATGAACATTGAATCAAGAAAATCTGTTTTAATTGCTGAAATGATGAAAGATTTTATGGAAGAAGAAAACAAAATTACTTCTCAATTTGATGGTGATCCATTAATTAAATTAAAATCAAGAGAAATTGATTTACGAGCGCAAGAAAATGAACGTAAAAAACAAGAATCAGAAGATAGAATCAATTTAGATAAAATGAAAGCCATGATGAATCAACGAAATCAAGAAGAAAAGCTTGAACAAAACGAAGATTTGGCTAAATTAAGAGCAGGAATTAGCCTTGCAAAGCAAGGAATACAACAAGCAAAGATAAATTTTGGCAATAACTAGACAACAGATAGGAAAACAAATGACAAAAGGACAAAAAAAGGTTAAAAAGGTAATGCGAGAGTTTAAAAAAGGTGAATTGAACATTGGTAAGTCGCCTAAAAAAGTGAAGTCTCGCAAACAAGCAATTGCAATCGCGCTTTCCGAAGCGGGATTGTCTAAAAATAGGAAAAAAAGATGAAAAAAGAAGTGGATATGAAAAAGTTCGTGAACAAAGACGGCTATGCAAAGGGCGGAATCCCTGTAGAGATGTCTAATCCGACTGAAACTCAGTCTGAAAAAGTTCAAGGACAAAAAAGAATGCTCAAAGAAAAACAAAGAACAGCTAAGTGGTACTAAATTATGTTTCCTTGGGGTTTATTAGGCCAAGGTCTTAAAGCTGGTCTAGATATTTACAAAAACAAAAAAGCATCAGAAGTCGCTATGTCAGAAGCTGCATTATTGCACGCAGAAAAAATGAAGCGCGGTGAAATTGAATACACCGGTAAAGTATTTGAAAATCAAAAAAATGATTGGAAAGACGAATTCATTTTATTGACGCTATCAAGCCCTCT